GCCTTCTTGCCACACCCAATTAGGTCTATAGTGTACCCTTGACCACCGTTGCGCATCAACAGCTTATCATAATTGTGGCCATTGAGGAGGATAAGCTCATGGGTGACAGCGGTTGCCACACACAGCATGTTCTCCCCCTCCATCAGGCCGACAATATTATTCGACAATAATGATGCACACAGGGAACGAGCATTTTCGTCATTGCTCTCAGTCTCAAGATTGTTGATTTCGACAGCAGAGACGCCCTTACGTTGATTGCGCTTCCTCCACAGTCCAATAATGAACGTGAGGACAACGCATACAAAGGTAACGGACAATACCCCAGGCTTGGTCAGAAACTCCCGTAGACCATTAATGGCAGAGGCCACTATTGAAGAAAAGTGGCGTTCTGCATCACTAATGTCGGAAACGACGCGTAGGATAATCCAGTCGAAGACGGAATAACCCTGTGAGCAAGGATCAGCAAAGGAAGTGATGATATGCCTATTCCACGCCCTCTTAGCGAGCTCACAACGTTTGAGTGTCCCCGTGATGGGGCAAATGCAACCAAGTGAGCCAACGCTATCTATGAAGGCGTGAGCGGTGCATCGCACATGGATGCGCGGCAATTCATCAGCAATGGAGTTCCCACAATTCGGACAATGATTCACATTGAGGACTGGCAAAATCTTAGGGTGGTGAATCAAACAACTGTCGTTGCAGGTTCCACCCCATGAACCCGGCATCTCCTCATGCGGATACATGGGTTCCTCGGGCCCCTGTGTGATGATACGGCCTGCATCATCACCCGTCCTAAATAAACCATAGTGCTCTTCGGCGCTTGTGGGATATATATTACGGTACGACTTGGAGCCTAGCACAGACCTAAATTGGCGTACACGAGCGGCGTTATCGACATTGTGTCTACGCCGCGCGTTCATGGTATCCACCAGTTTGTCCAACAGGCTGCGCATGCTGTATCCTTTCTCGATGATCTTCCCGTTGCGAGGGTTATACTCATGGATATCTAACCAAAAGCAATCCTCAATGCGTAGCGCACCACGGGAAACAGCAATGGCCTTCCTAACAAGGTCCCAATTCATGGTCCCATCTGCATTTGCGTACTCGACCTTGCAGTTAACATAAATGCTAGCATGCATACGTCGGAGCAAAGCATCTGGCTCGGACATTGTTTTGGCAACATTTGGCCAGTCCATAATATTGCTAGTTGCAATAATGAGCTCCGCGGCCATAAAAATGTTGCCCTTGTCCTCAAGGGCTGCCTGATTCGTGGCCATAGGCATCGAATTGACTAGATGAATGAGCTTGGGTAAGAAAGCTTTATTTGCTTCCTTATCAAAACCCATATCATCAACACAAATGATCGGTTGACCTTGGTACCCAGAGTCAAAACTGTCATTCTGATTCGGTGACCAAATGGATGCACTAGGATTCTCGCAGTAGAGGTTGTACACCCCATCGCTAAAGAGCTCCCGTGTCAACACATCCATAATGATCTGGGACACCGTGGACTTGCCAACGCCAGGCGGACCAGATAGAACCACAAAATACGGTTCGTTACGGTCAACCTTGGAATAAGCACCCTTAGACCGCAGGTTATCCCTAAGCTTAACGAGCCTGGAATACACAATCGGGTAAACCCCTCGCTCGCGGCTAAGCTTTTGCAAGCTAACCGCATTGAGTCTCTTGAAGAGTTCCTCGACTCGAGGACGAATGGCGCGCATATCCACAATGTTGCCGCTGAGGGCAACTGTTTCAAGCTCAACCACCTCCCTGCGGATCTGTTCCAGGTCCTGCAAACAGCGACCAGTGAGGTTCATGATCCATTCAGATCCAAGAGAAGCGCTCACAGAATTGACCAAATCCTCCATAAAGGAAAAAATGTTCTCAATTGAGCTAGTCTTCAGCTTGATACTAGAAAGATCTGCCGAGATGCCCCCCAACTTATCAAAGACATCACTAACGACCTCCATGTCGATAGCGGCGTAATTGCTGAATATGCGTGGGAGCACAACCAGGGCAGTAACGATAGGCAAGAAGCCATCGCGCAATCCCTGGGTCTCAAGCGAGTCATTAAAGTAACGACCCGCAATGAACTTCATAAGGTCACGACAAAACGACGACTTGGCCAACAGACTGAACAACCAGACAATTGCAACAACACATGCAAATCGGCTGGCTGGACTTTCA